TGGATCGAAACGTTTGTGAAGGAAGGTCTGTGATGGAACTTGAACTGAACAAAAGCTACCTCACTCGGGATGGGCGCAAGGCTACTATTGAGTCTATTGGGCACGAGGATCTTGCCTACCCTGTTTATGCAGAAGTGGATGGTGCCCTGTATAGCTACGACACAAACGGTTGCTACTTTGGGGACGTTAAATCCGACCTAGACTTGATTGGTGAATGGGGTTTTGATGTCAAGCCTCTGGATTTCACTATCAAAGACAAACACCTTGAAATCAGGAAAGAGGGCGACAGAGTAAACCACCCTAGTCACTATAACGAGTCGGGTATCGAGTGCATTGAGGCTATTCGTGCCACCCTCGGTAGTGAGTTCCCAGCCTATTGTAAAGGTAACGTGATGAAATACCTTTGGCGTTACCAGTATAAAAATGGTATTGAAGATCTCAAGAAAGCTCAAGTCTACCTGAACTGGATGGTAGAATATCTAGAGGAGAAAGAAACCAATGTTTGAAGTAGCAGCCTTCCTTGGCCTTATGCTGGTATGTGACCCTAATCAGCCTGACAACTGCACCATTATCCGTAGTGGGAATTTCTTCAGCACCTACGACGAATGTGCCAATGATCTTGTCACTAGTGGACTTAAGTTTGTCCTTGACCAATACGGTGATGAGGTTCATCTGGCCTTCTTTGATTGCCTTGAGGTGAACCTTGAAGGAGAGCCTGCCTGATAACAACAAAAAGGGGACCCGAAGGCCCCCAAGGTAGGAATTTAGGTATTGTTGTTGTTATCCCTTAATCACAAGCCCCACGATAAGCTGAGACCAGTGTCGCCCCCGTCTGGATAACCCGGTCGGGGGTATTTTTTTGTAGTTCAACTAGAGACCCAGCATGATTCACCATAGGGTTCTCTAGGCTGTCACAGACACCCCTATTGGTTCCCCCGAGATCCGAGAAACTCGTCGAGCACCCCGATAGAGCCGTCACGGTCACTAGGAGCATTCCTAATCGCAGCATCAACTTTCCTCCTGATCTCTTGGTCTTCCTGTAGGTTCTTTATCTGCTCTTCTTGTCTTCCAATAGTCTTGAGATATTGGGTCATCAAGTAGCCACCTGTAGTAGCGACCAAGAGGACTATCCCTATCAGATATGCTTTCTTCGGTATCAGACTTAGCATTAGTATCCCCCTGAGTTAGATCCTGTTTCATCAATCTCAACTCCTTGGGAACTCACCCTGACTTGTTTAGAGTAAGCATCAATACCAAAAGCCCCCAAGACATACAAGAAGACCCAAGGAGTGATAGCACCAACGGTGTTGAAGTCTAGGGTGACGACACAGTACCCCCAGAAGACTAGGAGGAGTGCTGCTAGTTCACGCTTATATGTTTTGGGTGGCTTTGATGTGGTTGTCATGGTTAGACCGGCTTATTAAGAAAACTCGAAGACAACTACGATACCTGCGGTGGACCCAGTCCCGGCACCACCCTTTCCGTAGCTCGGCCCCCAAAAACTCCCCACCTCATACGTAGCTGAGTTACCGACAACCCCAGACAGGTTTATGTCGCCCCCAGAAGCACCTCCTGAGGTACCAAATCTTCCGCCACCTCCCCCAGTAATTGTGTTGGTTCCGTCTGCCCAAGACGAACTCCCCCCATCTGAGGAAGAACCACCCCCTGCACCTATGGTAATCGTAGACGATGCAATACCAGTAACACTAAGACGTTTGATGGCGGTGCCACCGGCACCTCCGTATGTTCCACCACCACCTCCCCCACCACCGCCAGTCACGAAGACTAACACGTTATTCACACCAGTGGGACGGGTCCATGTACCAGACGAGGTAAAGACTTGAATACCTTTAAAGCCACCCAGCTTCGTGATGGCGTCCAGAGTGAACGTAACGACTTCTCCGTCAGCACTGTTCCCAGTGTCGCTCACATCCGTCCCGATAACAAAGTCATCAAGTGCAGGAGTAGTGTTAGGGAAAGTAGTAGTGTCGTTAATCTTTGCCATTAGCCTACAATAGCCTCCAAATCATTATTGCTTTCGTCTTGCAGCGTATTTCCACTCTCGTCAGTCAGAACACCAACGACACCAGTAAACACATCCTCACTCATTTCTCGAAGGATCATGTTGACCTGAATGTCCATCTCTTTCATACCAAGTCGCCAATCAACGACCTCGAATACTTTCTGAGACCAACCGAGATGGTCTACTGACAACATCACATTGTCGCCAACTTTCAGGTTCAATGCACGAAGCCCGAAAGCACCTGTCACAGTGATCTGTCGTCTGTTCCTGCGAAGGAATGTCCTAGCAATACGTTGAGCCATGACTTCAGTGTCAGTGAACAAGAGATTAAGCTCAGTCCTTGCCGGGATGTCGTTGTCTTCTGTCAGCCAAAGGCCAGACGTGACCTCCCTGTAGTCGTCGGGTTGATAGTCAGTCGCAGCGCCCTTGTATTGACCTCTGACGACGTTGAAGTTGTCCCTGCGACTATGCCTAGTGGCAACCTCAAGGGGACTTCTCAGATCGTTCTCATCAAGTGTGAGGGTAGGGGCACGATACTCAGCAGCCAAGATGGCCCATTTACCTGCGTAGTTCCAGAAGATGCCTCCCATAGAGGAAAGCATGTTACGAATAATGTCTTCCGGGTCAGCGTCAAGAGTGAACGACCCATTCATGGTGTATATCTTATCACCAGAGATAGTTACGTCACAAGCATCTGCTGCATCTTCAAACAAGGTAGATTGAAGGTCGGATGCACTCTCACTTAGACCATAGTCAGACAACAAGTAATCACGGATACACAGGGCAGGGTTGTCGCTCCATGCAGTAGTAGATGTGCGCGGATCTTCTGCCTTCTTGCCTCGGATCAGGGCAGTAACAGTCGGGATACCGTTAGGGAATGCAGCAGAATCTTGGAGGCGGACATAGAGATAAGCGATACCTCTCGCCCGATGGTCTGTTGACCACTCCCCAACCTCAGACACAAGGTCAGCATCAGCTTCCTGAGAGTCTGTCCCTAGATATTTCTTGATACGAACCTTACCTACATAATGGGAAGGTGCCGTAACATTCCCACTACCATCTAGGGTGACTTCTTCGTCGTTAAGGTAGATAGCTTGATAGCTGTCAATCTCATGCCCAGCAAAAGCAATAGCTCTGTGCAGACGGTCTTGCTTTGTGCCAGAGGACGACGTGATAGCCTGGTAGAAGACTGCACCACCAATCCTAGTCTCTCCGTAGATGATCTGATGGGGTAGGGCAACGCCAAGTTGGTTTACGTTTTGGTAGCCTCTGGTAGTAGCACCACCACGAGTAGTAGAAGAAGAGAGGGCATTAAGGGCATAACCAAGTGCAGCCCTGACAGCAAACTGTGCCCCTACAGCGGCGATACCACTTAAACTAAGACCAAAGGCTGAGAAACTTGCTGCTGAGATTCCCCCACCAGCGATAACGCTAGATGCTGTTGCGGCTGCTGCTAGTGCTAATTGAGGCATCAGTCAGCCCTCCAAAACATATCCCCGGCCTCAACATCAGCCCACTTAGCGCCTTCAGACGTAAGGAAAACACAGCCTCCTCGAAGGACGACACCAAACCCGTATCCCATCACATCCTCTGTCTTTCTAGCACAGACCATACCATCACGCGGGTGAAGCGTCAGGACACGCTCATAACGGGCATCCATTGCTTCTATGATGTCATCATGCCCATAAGCATTAAGGGCTGTCCTGTAGGCTCTCAGGGCCTCTCTGGTGGTGCTAAAACCCTTACACCAGTCCTTGGGGAGACCCGGAAGGCCACATGCCTCTAGTGCCCCACTGACAAACGACAAACAATTATTGTTGCCCCAGTCAAACGGTAGATCACGGTGTCGTGAGACGTAGTCCACTAGCTGGCTTTCCATTCCAGACTCTCACTCTGCAAGCGTGTCACGAACTCAAAGGCGAGATCCCCTGAATACCTAGCCTGCTGGTCAGCATCAGTGTAACGACGGATACGAGGACGGTTCAAGTCAATCAGACGACTTTCAACTTCCAAGGAAATAGTGGCAGTGTCAGGACCGAATGCAATGTTCATCTGGTCCATCTCACCTGTGAACACGGTCACACTACTCTTTGTCCCAGCAACATCCACACCAAACTTGACGATTGCCCTGCGCCCTTGGTAAGGCTCAGACAGAGCAAGTTCAATTTGGTTACTGGGGATACCTGAGAGAGTTAGAGTAGCACCATAGGCTGCAATATCAGAACTCTCTCGCATCTCTGAGATGTTCAAGAGATCCCCAGCCCCAGTGTAGGTATTACCATCTAGCGACAGGTCCCCTACACCATTCCAGAAGTAAAGAGTGTTAGGGGCATCAAACAGAAGATCACATGCCCAGAAGACACTGATGACATCATCATCGAGAGCATTAGAGATAGCAGTTGCTAGGTCTCGGCTCATACTAAAGCTACTCCACTAAAGCTGATTCCATAGATTGAGGCATCATCAATAGACCATGTGCTGACATTAGAGGCCAGACGGAAAGTCCCTACTGTATCGGAGACTACCACACTTGCATTGTTGTCAGGGGCTGTAGTGATAGCAGGCCAGAGATTGATTGTCGCCTCACCGGACCCATTAGTATCGACATCATCAGTCACCATATAAAGGCGGGCTGAACCAGCAGACCCAAGTTGGATATAGTCACCAGCCTTCAGCCACCCGGTCTGACTGAGGGTGCAACCGTCTACATCCAAGCTGCTCCCAGTCTGACTTGCCCCAGCCACAAGAGGGGTTCCCCCTGCCTCACCTTGTGCAGTCTTACCCCTAGGGTCTCCAAGGTTGAAGGTATTGAGGGAACCGTCCAGTTTAGCCAACCATGCCAGCCAGATCCGTGCATCATCGTGCAACATTTGAGGCAGGGTAACATCTACTTCCCAGCGACGACCGACATGATTGATAACTTGTTGTTGATAAGTAAAAGGAGAACCCGTAGAGAAGTTCTGAGACGACATACGGAAGACGATGTTGCTAATCCCCGTGTGAGACGGGAGTGCATAATTTGTCATCGGAATACCCTTGCTACCGAGCCGCCGCGCTGAACAGCATCAACGACTTCTCGTTTAGTTCGCTCAACCAGAACCGGAAGGGCACGACTAAGGTCAGCTTCCGTAACTCCCCCTTGGAAGTTATAGGTGAGGTTGACGATAGGTGCTGGATTACCCCCACCCATAGCCTTGTTAGTCAGGTCAGCATTCATTACCGTCCCACTACGACCGGGGATGACAAGCTCAGGGCCGTGTTCACCGACAATATAAGGTTTGCCAGCCGACATGTAACCTCCAGAAGCAAATCCCGGAATGGCCCCCATGATAGCCCCGACAAGACCTGTGCCAGTCCCAGTGGAAGCATTGAAAGACCCTACAAGCCTTTGGACGACAAGAACCTCATACAACTGCTTAATGATGGAACGGGCCATATCTTTGAAGGCATCAGAGGCAGTCTTAGTCCCATCCACCATAGACATGAAAGCATCACTCATGCTGGTCTCGATGGTACTAGCCAGTTTTTGTTGCTGCTCCACTTGTTTGTTAAGCTCATTCAGCTTTTCAATCGTCGAGACAAGAGAATTTACGGTTTGTTCCCCGTAACGACGCCAATCAACACCAAGGGCACGGATTACTCTCTGTTGAGCCTCACTCTTACGAAGGAGTTCTTCCTCAAGACGAAGTTGTTCATTGAGTTGTTCAAGGGGATCTTGACCCCCACCGCCACCTCCACGTCTTTGACCCCCTTGAAGGGAAACCCTTTCTTCTTCTAGAGCAGAAAGTTGACTAATTCTCCCTCGCTCTCCCCCAAACATACGCTCGACAATCCCACGGTCAACACCAGCACCAACCGCCTCATTCATTCGTCTCTCAAGGTCAACCCGCATACCTGCGATCTGTCCCGCAACGGCAGCATTGGCTCCTTCTCTCAAGGCACCGACCTTTGCCGCAGCGACTGCAAGTGCCCGGTCTAGTCCTGCGCTGAAGTCCGTAAGTGCCGACATTGCCGAGGCTGCATCTCGCAAGGCGTCTGCCAAACCAGAGGCGCTGTCCTTGGAATTGTCCAACTGGTCGGAAAGTTCCAGCGACAATCTATATTGCTCCACCAGAGACGCGATTGCCTCTGGACCAACGTTCTTCCGTTTAAGGTCGGCAGCATAGGCACGTAACGTCTGCTCTACCTCAAGTTGCCGATATTGGACCGAGTCCTCCCCATAACGCAAGGCTTCCTGCGTCAGAGCGATTTGGTCACGGAGGATCTCTCGTTCTTCACGAACTAGCGCAATCCGTTCCGAGGCTTGTTTTCGACGTAGTGTAGCGAG